ATATGTAAATCTAATCAATTTATGGTTAACATGAAAATTTAAAGTGTTAAATTTTGTTAAAGTTTATAAACTTATATTGTGTTTAGTACCATCTGTCATGCTAAATACAAACATATCAGACACTCTATACTCTGTAATATCCAGCATTATACATGTATTGAACTTCTGTTAAATTAATAGAAGAAATTAAGAGTGCATCATCCAGTCAGTTCCTTCATCACTCTTAATTTCTTCTATTAATTTATCAAGTTCTTCTTCACCAAGTCCTTTAATTAAATCTGGGTTTATTTGAATATTTCCGGGAAGCGAGAACCCAAAGATTCCTAGCTTTTGCCCTAAAGAAATTTTAACCTTAGCAGCGCAATATCTAAAGAAAGCTTCATCTTGGAATAACGCGCATTCAGGAACAGTTTCATAGATATTTAGTATAACATCTCTTTTTGGTGATTCTCCAGTGAATCGTAACTCGTGAGTCAATTGATTATAATTGTAACTTAAAGGATTATGTATAATTTGACGAGCTAAATCAAAGAAACTTTCATTAATAACATATGCTTGTAAATTTTCAGCTGCAGCTCCAGTGTTTGAGCCTCCATACATTCCGCCCATCAACATTCTTTCAACTCCAAAATCTCCTTGAGTAAAGTTAATATCCATAGACCCGCCCCAATTAGCTCCAGTCTCGAACAACCCATAAACTGAATAAACTTCGTTACCTCCAGTAGTTAAGTCCATTCCAGGTAATGTAAAACTTCTAGAATTTTTAAAATGATCTGAAGAAAACAAAGCAATTGGTAAAACCATGAAATTCTCTCTAACAGAGTACTCATAGTTTTTATAGAACCATTTCTTAGCTCTCTTAACAATGTTCTGAACCTCTGCTCTCGGAAGGTTCATCGGAATCATACAAGATCCAGTTATTTCATCTGCTAGCTCATTAACAAACTCAGTGAAACATGTTGAAGCCCATACTGGATCTACATTCGATGATTCATTACCTACAATTATGTTGCTCATTTTTTTAGTTATTTATTTATATTGCTTTTGATTTAACGATTTCAACATCATTAAATTTAGCTAGTTTTTTATCAAAAGAACCTTCTCTAAAGATTCCTCCATTCATTGTTCCTTTAAATACTCCCTTTCCATATATATAACTATCAGTAACCACACAAGATCCATGTATATATGAACCATCCAATTTTGAGTCGCTAATCTGAGTAGAAGAATAGAAGTTACAATAATGAATGTCAGATCCCTTTACGTCACATCCATACATATCGCACTCAGTGAATTCTCCTCTTAAGAAACAATTAACGAATTCATAGTTTCTAAGGTCTACGCAATATTCTAATCTTCCATTAGCGACTTGAATTCTACCTGAATCTGAATCATAGTTAATATGACCCTTTGAAAGATCACCAAACGTAAATAGCCGCATTACTCTCTCCTTTACTGAAGGCCAGTAAAGGTCAACTATCTTTGGATTGTCACTTAAGTCAACTGTAAATTTAATATCGTTCCAATTGTCTTTAATTGTCTTCCAATTCTTTCTAGCATCTATTATTCTTTGATTGCTTGCGACTATTCTTTTAAGTTCAATTGCATTCAAAGAATTAAATTCAGTGTTTTCTGTAGATTTCCACAACTGTAACAAAAACCGGTCAACTAAGTAAAGTATCGTTGTTGTTTTCTTTTCCCAGTCAGCACCTCCAACATATCTAAACTCTAAATAATTCTTATGTCTCTTATCGAAATTAACACCATAGTATTTGCTATCAGGATATATAAAGTTCTGTTGGTTAACATGTTTACCATCGAAGAAATAAGTGTCTTCTTTTGGTAGAACAAATTTTATTGATTTTGCGTATGCAGAGTCTTCTCTCTTTGGAAAGAATTTAAAAACCTGCTCTTCATTAAAATCTAAAATGAATTTAAGAACATTCATCTTGGAGATTCTATATTTGCAATCTACTTTAGATTTGTCAAAAGATAAATTCAAGTGAATTGAAGTTCTATCATTGGTGTACCCGTTCTCTTCAATCCAAGCACACATATTAATAATCATTAAACGAGCAGCGTAGTATGGAAGGGCTCCTGTGACTAATTCAAGAAGTTTGGCGCCGCCCGACATGTCAGGTTCTATTTTGAATTCGTCTTGAGTTACTTCAAAATCACTATGCGCCTTTGTTTCAACATGAATTTTTTTACTAAGTAGTACCTCTAATTTCTTTGCCGTTTCTTCGGCGCTAAAATTTGAGAAGAATTCGAACTCCACGCCAACTAGGGCATTCTTTAAAACATCAGCATCATTAAGGTTATTCATTGATTATTATAATTTGATTAAATCGTATTATATTTATCTATATTTATCCGAAAACAAATTGATTTACTCTTTTTATTTGAATTGGATAGAGTAGAAGGTATATTTCCTTTGTTTTTATTATAATAAAAAACCCCAGATTAATCTGGGGTTTTAATTTATGTTAAATTTATTAACAATTATAGTTTCAAGAAAACCTTTCTAGTATCAACTTCGATTCGTGTGATTTGAACTGTTATATTATCATTCTTAGATATCGTGTCTATTTCAATACCTTCTGGCAATTCGGAAACGTGTAATAATCCGACGATTCCATCACCAATGTCTACGAATACACCATATTCTTTAACAGACTTAATAATACCTACGACTTCGACAGGAAAAGATTTGTATTTACTTGCAATTTCTTTCCAAGGATCTATAGTCTCAACATACTCTACTTGAGTTAATGTTATTTTACTATCACTTATGATTTCTTTAACTTTGAATACAATAATGTCTCCTGGTTGAATTTCTCTATCTTTATGTTTTCTAGCCATTTCTGGCTCTAAGTCATTTGCATGAATCATTCCAGTCAAACATCCATCAAACTCAACGAATACACCATACTTAGCAGAACCTGTAACATTTCCAGTTTTAGTCTCTCCTAAGTTGTTTCTAAGTTCTTCAACTTTACCAGGGATAAGTGCTTGTAAATATTTTCTATGTGAAACTATTACAGTGCCTCTTTCTTGAGAATAACTCATAGGAACTACATACATTTCAGTGTTAACAACAGACTCGAAGTCTACAAGTTTATTAATCCCTGCAAGAGAGCCTGGCATGAAACAATCAATACCTTGAACATCCACAAAATAACCTCCGTTTGGAATCATTCCAGTTACAGTTCCAATGTATGCAACATTTTGCTCTTCAGTAGCTTCTAGCATTTCTCTTAGTGCCGCTGCTCTAATACCAGCCTCTACAGAACCTACTATAAATCCTCTAGAGTTAGACATTCTATCAGCAACTATCTCCACTGTTAGATTAGCTCCAGGTATTAATATATCCTTAGATATTTGATTCTCCTTAGACATATCAACATACACCATTTCTCTATGCCCAATATCAATTGAAGCCCATTCACTATCGACTGAATAAACGTCGCCTGTGTGTGTTTCTCCGATAATTACATTGAATACTCGTGGTGATGCTGTTTCAAATCGCTCCATCAAATCGCATAATTCCTGAGCGTATGGCGCTCTTGAATAAACAACTACACCCTCGGGTGATTTGACATGTGTATTTGGCCTTCTAAAGCTGCTTGGACAATCAGATACATGAGCGTCCCAATCAAAGTCAAGTAATCCTGACTTTGTTATTTCTTTTTTTGTTTTAACGTCTTGTGACATTGTTTTGTTTTTTAAAGGGTTAATAAAATATAAGTTATATATTCAATTAATATTAAATTGGAACGGCATCTATTTTTTGCTTAACTTGTTTAATAGTGTTTATAAGCTTCATAACTTGATCAGGTAACTTAAATTTTATTTTAATACCAGAAGCCAAAAGACCGGCTATTATAATAGCAAGGACGCCTATTATAGTTTTAAAGGTATTAATATTTGACTTTACGACTAGAATAGTCTGAGCAACGTTTGGAGCACCTGGTGGGACTGTAATTACAGCAGGCTGTACTGCTGCTGCTGTGGTTGCAGTAACAGACTCTGGTAATTGCTTTAAACCAGCAATCAATTCCTTGAAAGAAAGCTTTATATTATTGATTTCTATCTTTATAAGAGCTTTAGCTTCTGGTCCTGATAAAAACTTTTTTAGATCTTTTTTCATTTCCTTTGCTTCTTTCTTAGCTGCTTCAGCGTCTCCAGTTGCTTCTAAAAGCTGGGCTTCAACCGCTTTTACTTGAACCTCTGCCATATTACTAATTACTGATTCAAAATCTAGACCTGGTATTGCTTGAGACCCAGAAGATGAAAGAATATCTAATGCTGTGCTCATTTCTGATATTTCTGCCATGTTTATTTATTTTTTTGTTGGTAAGTATCGTGAGTTACCTTTAGTTTAGATATAATTACTGGTGTAACAGCTGTTGGTGGCCCAGTAGGCCCAGTAGGCGTTGGATGTATATGCGTCTTATAGTCATCTAATAAAGTATCTAGCCATTTCTGTAAGGAAACTCCTCGAACTGCAGGCTCCTCTTCATTTTCGGTACCCTCACCTGTATTGCTTAAGAATACATTTCCAGAGTCAAGGAATATCTTTTCAGTTGTTGATATTTTGATATGTCCATTTTCATCTATTTGAATCAAAGGTCTTTCCTTAGCTCCAGTTCCTCGAGCAATTACCAATCCGTCATCTGGTGAATGGTATATTCTTATATTTCTGACATCATCATAAACTAACGAAACAACATTATGAGCTGCAGCTGAACTCTCTAGTACTTCTTGTTTTAAAGCTTTACTTTGATCTATTTGAAACCAATACTCTGGGTGATATATATTACCATTGTCAAATCGAACAGCAACAACAGTGCCAATGTTTGGTGTATTATGAGAACCTACAAGATCCCTATTCATTGGAGTTGCCCATGGAATAGCGACATTTGGTAGTTTATCAAATTTACCAAAAACTTTAACACGGCATCTACCTAAAAACTTAGGATCTACATTATCAACAACCTCACCAATCCAATGAGTTTCTCTAATATTATCGCTATTTAATTCTTTATCTGTTGACATTATCTATATGCATTACCTAAATTAATTGCTGCAGAGGCTGCAGCCTTATCTAAAACCTGGATAGCAGTGCTATTTGGTGGAATATCATTTACATTTTCTCTAATAACTCTACCTATATCCGTTGCTTCATCTGCTTTTTTAATAGCATTTGCAAATATATTTTCAAACGTAGGTGCTCTATTTATGGTCCTATTTCTTATTGCTTGTTCTAACTCGTTCTTTTTTTCTATAGCAAATAACCTAGCTGCTTGTTCTGCCTGTGACTGAAGCTCTTCACCCCTTGATAGTAACCTTGCCTTTATCATATCTGCGATACTATCTTGAAACACTTCAGATTCTGGCGAAGGTGACATTTGACTTTTCGTGTATTCTGGTGGATCAACAATACCATTAAGCGCCCTGGCTTCTACTTTTTCCAGTTTTTCATATTTTATATGAATTGTATTTACAGCGTTAGATTCTGGACTTTTTAATAAGTCTGCGAAAATTGAGGTTCCTGAACTTAAATCGAATTCACAATAACCAATGCCTATCATAAAATACGGTCTAGATTCAGAACCCGCTATTTCACCATTATTTTTTTGTATACTTAACCCATTGCTTGCAATGTCTCTGATAGTATCTAAAGCGCTTGTAACAGTTATGTCGTTAATAGGTCCAAATCCTGCTAATGTTGTTTTAGTCTGGATAGTTCTAACTTCAGTAACATATACCCACATCCTAAATTTTCTTAAGTTTACTGGTAATATATAACCACCTCTCTGAATATCGTATACTGCACTTTTATATAAGTGCATTAAACCAGCGATTGGTAAGTTTAAAGATTCTAGTGTTTCAATTTCAAGTTTTGCATCGTCACCGCCCATGTATGGGTTTTCAGAATTTATATTTTGTAATCTTTCAAGTCCTTTTAAAGATTGCCAATACCATGGAAGCTCTGTATTAATCGTTTTTAAAGCTTGTTTAAATGCTATAAAGTCTGCCAATCTTTCAGCATAGTATGTGCTGTTATTACCTTCATTATCTGCTAATTTTTTTAAAAAGCCTTCAGCAGCTTCAGAAAGTAGTGGAGAGCTAGTACTACTGTAGTCAAACATTAATGCAAACGAAAGAAACGTAGGATCTTGGTATTTATACTTCTTAAACGACCCTTTTCTAAATTCTTTTTGTGTTTTAAAATCTGACATATTATATATATATTTATTAATTAAATAAATTAAGCTGTTGTTGGCGCTGTAGGTGCTATAGGCGTTGCTGTAACTGTTTCTGTGTTAATATTATTAAGTCTGCTAGGCCATTCTCTCCTTAATAGATTTATTGATTGCCGCACTGATAGATCGCCTGCTCTGTATTTATAAATAATACCAGAAACCGTATAAAATCCACTTAAAAAGTCATCAACGACTAATCCGCCCTGTACTTTTCCAACAACATTATCTTTAACATCGGTATCGAACCCGTCTTTTTCTTTTTGGTCCTTTCCAACGTTATCCATTGCTATTTTATCAGGATCTTCTAAATAAATTAAAATAGGAATTTTATGATACCTATGTATTGCTGGATTATATGTCGTTAACTCAATATCTAAAGACATTTTAGATGCTTCGGCTATATTCTGAGCGTTGTTTATTGCCGAGTATTTGTAATTTAGGTGAGTGTTTGAAGTTTCAGGGTCGCCTGAAGTTCTTCCAACATATTTACTTTTAATTTCATGTTTGTACCTGTCTTCGTCCCTACGACCCTTCATAGGTTCTTCAATGTCCTTTAACTTAGTGCTTACAAGCGCTTCTATTTCATGAGAAATTAAACCCTCTTCTGAGTCATCTTCATAATATTGCAAAACCCTTTTATAACCGTACATTTTAGTTGTTGAACCTGACTTATTGTTAAGAGACATTTTTGTAATATATAGGTTTGTTCCTGCGTCTTTATCGTGATTTGTTAATATTAAAGGTTTTTTAGTCTTATTTATTTCATCGGACTTGATACTAGGGTCGTCTGCGAAATCCTCTTCTAGGGCAACGGTTGCCATATCTATATTTTCTTCAGAATCAATCAACTTATTAAGATTAACATAATTAATGTAATAGTGTGGATCTATGCTGTACACCTGAAAGCTATCCTCATCAATGTAGGAGTGTCTAACTAAATCTCTTAATGTATCAAACCTAGAATTAAAAGGTATCACTAGATTCATTGAATCATCTGTTGTGTCAATGTTTGTAGCAACTCCAAGCTTTAAATCATTAGCTATTGCTTCAATATGGTCTAATGAGTTTCCAAATCCATAAGATTTGCAATCTTCTGAGAAAAGGCCAGGAACCTTCATTATACCACTAAAAAAGTATTTACTTCCCTCAGTGTTTTTTGCTTTAGGAGGACTGCCAACGCTAGTAATATCAAAGTCGATTCTAATATCTTTATATTCATCTTTATCAAGAGTACCCATCCTAAAGTTAATTACGTCACCATCTCTAGGAAACGAATCTATATCAAAAACTCCAACGCTATCCATAACAGATATATCTATACTAGGAATTACACCAGTACAATCCAGCGACATACTTATTATATCATCATCAGTAAATGTAAACCCATTAACTGAAATTAACAATAAATAACCCTTACTAGTATTTGCTTTTTCATTTCCTTCTCCTTCACCTAATGATGCATATACGAGCTTATCTAACTTTATAGTAGGTTCAGTTATTGTTAAGATGTGATTGTTTATAGAAGCCATTTTGTATATTATATAGTAATTTTATATAGTAATTCTTCCATTGTTTATCTTGATATTAGTATCTCCTTCTTTTAAAATATTTGGAGGTAAAATCTGGGATGATCCATTTGCTTTTTGTTCTGCCTTTCTTTTAAGATATTCAATTCTTTTAGAATCTTTAATAGGAAGACGTTTAGTGTCAATAAATTGATCTCTAATTGAAATAGCATTTGCAGGACCCACAATACGAAAAGGAGCAATAGATACGAGAACGTTATCATTTGATGGAATTTCTAAAATATCACCTACATTAAAAGCAAATGGATTAGACATGTTGTTCCATTTTAATATATAGTCACAATAATCTTCATTTTTGTAATACTTTAAAGAAATTAAATCTATCCTTCCAACTTCATGTTCGACTACTGTGTGAGATGCAATTACATCGGTAAATCTCGAGAACACTACAGTAGGCATTGACAAAACCCTTTTAGTATTGTCAGCTGACATTTTCTTATTTTCTAAAGTATTAAATTTCATTATCCGTTGCTCATTTTTCTAAATATATTAACAAAATCTCCCTTTGTTGCCTTTTTATCCTTATTGCCATATGCACTAACATCAGAAGTTTTATTAATATCTGCTACATCATCTGGTTGTAAATAAAATCTACCCCTGCCTGCGTTAAACATTGATTCTATGCCAGCCTTATCTCTTGGTCTACCTGGTTTTAATTTAATAACAGCAACTAATCTTTCCGGAAAATCTTGAATTCCATTACCGCCTTCAAAGGTGATATCACAATCAGTCATACATAAGTTTCCAATAACAGCGATAGGATCTAACGGATTACCAATAGTAAGGTGCCAATTTCCGGTAGGGTCACCTGTTAGTAACGAAGCAGCTGCTTGGCCTCCTTGTGGTGTATTAAACATTTCCATAGCAGCACCACCTATTAAGTTATTTAAAAACTTATTGTCTTTAAGCGCTGCCATTACGCCTCCCGCATCTAAGTTCATCGCAGCATCAACCGCGCCACCGAAACCTTTAGTCGCAGCACTAAACATTTTTCCAGCGTCTGAGACGATTGATCCTGCAAATCCAGCATAATCGCCGCTCTTTAAAAGATTCAAATTTCCTAATGGTGAACCAGGTCCATCTCCTCCACCACCAACATGTCTCACAGATCCTCCCCAGAATGGAGCGTTATTATAAGTTAATGCAAGAAGATTTGAAAGTTGATCAAGCATCATTACCTTTGGGTTAGCACCTTCAAAGCTTCTTAATTCATACTCAAACTTAATACTAAACTCTTGTTCAAATTTAAGACCTTTTTCTCTAATTAAGACGTTCTTAATAACGTTCAAAGCACCAAATACGTGATTAGGATAAGTATCTTTAACAGGATCATGCCCGCTGCTTTGCGCTGCTCTATTTGCACCAACAGCGTCTCTGCCTTTTGCAGATTGACCAACTGCTGATAATATCCTACTAGATTGCATCATACTTCCAAATTTTCCGCTAGAAGCCTGTTTGGTAGCTCCTCCCGATATTGTTTGTACCTCTGATTCAGCATCTTTCCAAGAAAAACCATGAGAAAACTTTAAAATATCTGATAAAATGTTTCCTGTAGCTTCGCCGTACCATGTAACTGCTCTAGCTATGTCTGGTTGTGGTATGTCTACGAAGCCTGGTTTTACTTTTGGTGAAAGAGTATTCGTAGGTGTTGTGGATGTATCAGTAGATGTATCATCGCCGTCATCCGTTTTTTCCGTATCTAGCATCTGTGGAGTTATTATATCGTCAGCAGCGGGATACGCAAATCTTCGCAAAGTTATCATCATGCTATTAGGTATTTTGTTAAAATATCTAGCTAACGCAAAGTCAGAATATTGGTATCTATACCCCATATTATTTGTAATGTCACCTGTTATTTCTATTATTCTAGATACAGTAGGATTAACTAAAGATGCCATTGGTATTTTTTGGTATTGTGATTTTCCATCTGTAGTGCTTTCCAATCCTTCTCTACTTCCATTTAATGTAGTCCCTCGATAATTAATAAGAGAGTACTTGTTAAACATAGAATATGGTCTTTGAATTCCAGGAACTGTCGGTTGCTTTGCAACCGCTGTACCTGTGTTTTGAGCAGCCTCAGCTTCTCCAGGAGTATATGATTCGCTTTGTACAATATCAGTATAATATTGAGATCCTCCAGAAGATACTACAGTAAACGGCTGATCCATTGCTGTTGCTCTAACTTTAGTATGATCTGGCTTTTCATCTAACTTTAGTGTTGCTCTTCCTCTTTTAACCTGTCCCTTAACACCGTCTGGTGAGCCATCGCTTATTCTCCCGAATTCATCTCCAATAACGTCATTATATGCGCTTATAAATCCCTTACCTAACGCACTTTGTGAAACTGTTTTAAAACCATCAACTATATTACTATGAAGCATATACTTATTAAATTATTTAATTAAAGTATATATCTAATAAAATAAGCTACTCTAAATTATCATAGTCAATTGATAGAGGTCTATAGAGTAGCTTTTCAAAATAGTTTTTAGAAGTGCTTGCTCTTTCTCCTAAGAATTTTTTAATATGAGCCTCAAATACTCCCCTGCTTTCATAGTGATATTTGCCTTTAGAGTATATGGATCTATTGGTAAGTTCATATAAATCCCTAAGGCTTTTTTCTACTAAAAAGTCTTGTATGTTATTATATAGTGTTATTATCTCTTCGTATGTTTTAACACACATTACTGAGTCTACGACTATGAGATAAGATTCCCATTTATTATCTATATAACTTTGAAATTCTTTTACGCTTGGTATTCTTTGTCTAGCTACTCTAAATGTTGTAACCCCTCCTTCAAATGTTTTCTCAAACTTCATATCAAACATATATCTTTTTAAAAAATCTATGTCGTCGTAGAACTTTAGGATACGTACCTGATATCTTGGCATCTTATCGTTAAATTCTACATCATGAATGATTGCTTTAACAGGGAACACTATATTGTTATGTCTACTGTTTGAGATAAGTAAGTTGATATGTTCTCCCTTTGCATAGAGTTTATGTCTAATCATTTTTAATGATATTAATAGAATCAAAAAGTTTAATAATCCGATCCTCGATATTTTCGTTACTATTTATCAAAGTTAAAGAGATTAAATAGTCCCCATTAGCCTTTGAATTAATTAGATCCTTAAAATTGTCTATAATTTCAAAGTCTAGATTTTTAAACAAATAAATCACGCGACTTACTCCTGTTGCTTCAGGGTGTAGATGTCGCGTGACTTCATTAATTATTGTTAAACCTATAATTGAGTTACTAGGTTCTTGCCCGTAGGGGTCTGACTTAATTAGCTTATTCTTTATAGAAACATGGTCAATAACCTTAGTGTTGTCCTTTTCTATGTTTCTAATAAACCTATTAAATTCTCTTCTAGAGGGGGTCCATACACATTCAATTGATATGCTATTCATTATTTAAACATCTCCTTCTAAAGATTTTAAATCCTTTCGAAGGGTTTTTATTTTTTCAAGCTTCTCTTGAGGCGTTGGTTTGTAATCAATACCCCAACCTTCAATTACTTTTATTTGGTGTTTGTTTTTTGAGTTACCAAATGATAGCCCAATATCAATACATATTTCTTGAATAAATTTAATTTTAGTTGGGTGATCGTCAAAGTCATACACTGTGGTAGACTCAAAGGATTCTCCAGCTGCATTAATATTATCATCAATCACTGTCTTTATAACACCATTATCTGCTAGTGTTATTTTAACTGTCTGCATTTAACCTAGAGTTTAAAGATTTTCTAGCGTCATTGTGCAGTTTTCTAGCTTCCTTTTTGTTTTCTCTAATAGTTTCTTGATTCTTTACAGCAAGCGTAAAGAAAGCTTCTTCTAACATTGCAATTTCTTCAGTGTTGTACCCGATGGAAGCCCAAGTTTCTTTCATGATGTTTGCTTTGGTTTGTAAAAAGTCTTCAGTTCTTTCCAAAACAGCTCGCTCAGTATTTTCATGAGATACTCTTCCATCATCGCCCGTTTTCTTATACCAAGCAAGTCCTTGTTCAGAGAATCTCCCAAACATATTTTTAATATGTAAATAACCCATTGCTCTAAACTGAGCTCTTCTTTGTCTTCTAGACGCTGTCGTCGTTTTTGCCATTATAGTAATTATTAATAAAAAGTGTTACTTCTTCTGTTAGATATTCTTGTAGTTTATGTATCTCAATTTGAGAGACTGCCACCTTGGCTATTGTATTAATTAAATTCTCTTTGTCTTCATCTGCATTTTCAATTAACATATCGAATATACCTCTATTAGGTATGTTAAGGTTAATAACTGTTTTAAATGGCTCTATGTTTTTCTTAGAAAGCTTTGCAACTAATTCTTCTAGTGCTGATTTAACAGGTTCTATTGTTTCAAGTTTATGTTCTATTTTTGGTGTAATGTTAATTCCTGATGATACATTGCCTAATCCATTTGCCCCTGGAAATGGAATGTCATTTCCAATAAATTCCTGTAAGAACTCACCAATCATATTATTAAAAATCTTAGACCCATTCGTAAAGTAAGTAAACTCTGTGTCAATTTCTTTTACTTCAACGATATCGCCGAAATGGTCACCCTTCTTCCATTGGTACTTCTTAGCCTCTTCAACCGCTTCCATTGTTTGCATATTTTGATAATTATATTCTTTTTTTGAAAATTGTTTCCTAATCCAACTCATAAAACAATGTATCGTCTTCATTTTTAACGTTGTATTTGGTTTTAAACGCATCTATGAAATCAAAACCATTAGGATCTCCAATCATAGCATCTATTCTTTGTATATAATTTAAGTAAAATCGATCGCTACCGTGCTCTTTTAGAAACAAGGCGAGAATCAAATCACTCGGTATTATTTTTTTATTAAAGCTCATTCCATAATATTACTTGTTCAACATCAATTTTTGCAGTTTTTAACAGTTCAATGCCACTCATATCTCTATAATCTTCTGTGTAATATACTTTAGCTATTCCTGATTGTATTATTAACTTAGCACAATCAAAACATGGACATGTTGTAGTATATAATTCAGCACCTTCACAACTCATAGTAGACTTAGCAACCTTTGTTATGGCATTTGACTCCGCATGTAAAACTTCTCGTTTTGTAATTCTTCTAGTTGCAATATGAGTTCCATCGATAGAAGGTGTCCATCCATCATATCCAAGTTCTTCAGCAGCCTCTCGGTTATAAAATGTAGAAATTTCAGTTTCTTCACATTCGTTGTCAAATCCATGTGGGGTACCATTGTAACCGTATGATATTACTTGATTATCCTTTACGATAACACAACCAACTCTTCTGCGAGCAGCATAACTAAGCTTAGCGAATTGATAAGCTACCTGCATGTTTATGATTTCTATAGGTATTTTAGGCATAAAAAAAGTCTATATATGTTTATTATATATAGACTTTTTATTTAGTTTAATTTTAGTATATTATACGTCTTCTACGTCAATAGCGTCTTTCATTTCTTTACATTCGTTAATTTTCTTAGTGAATGATTCAGACATTTTGTTTAAACATGCTTCATATGCTTCAGTTTCCATGTCTGATTTCAGTTCGTTTAAGCAATCAGCAGCCAATCCAGCTACTAATGATGCGTTTTCTGCCATGTATGTTTCAACAGTGTGCTCATCATGCGCATCTTCACTCCAGGTTTTAGCTTCAATCTGTGCATAATCATAACATTTCTTTAACATTTCTGAAACAGGAGTATTTTCTTCCTTTTCAGCATTTGTTCCTATGTTAGCTTCTCCGGCTTCGCTAATGAAGTTCTTGTCTTTGATTACCGTTTCAGTCTCTTTGTCTGATTTAACTTCAGGAGTTCCTTTAGAAACTAAATCTTTTTCTATTTCCTCAGATCTGTCCATTTCTGAAACAAACTCTTCGAATCTTTTAATACTTGTCATAATTTATCTTACTCTTTTTACATGCGCCCAACTTACATAGACTTTATCAGGAATTGCTAGTTCTTTTCCTTTTGCTAAGGATGTGAGCTTTTTTATCATTTCGTCTCTATCATCTTTTACCCAATCAAAATAGACAAGCGCATTTGCTGCGTCATAAATGTCTACACCGTTTTCTTTTCCGTATTTAGATACTCCATCGTATCGATCAGACGTCCAACAATCAAAGAGTCTATCATCGACTTTTATGTCTTCATTTACAAACTCTTCGAATCTTTTAATACTTGTCATAATTTATCTTATTTTACAATCTACTTATTTCTATATATCCTTGTTTTTTAAGTAATCAAAGCTAGTTGGTATCAAATAGTCCATTACCTTTAAGTATTTCAATAACATAAAGAATACTATTCCACCTGGCATTAAGAATATTGTGGTAAGCCCAATAGTCTTCATGATGTTTTTTAGTTGATTGGTGACCTGTAAATGTTCTGTTTCTGTTAGTTTTCTTTTCTCAATTAAACTCAGCCTAATATTCTTAGATATTGATCTAGTTTCTATGCCTTCTTTTTTAAGAGCTTCTAAAAATAAGTTAACATTCTTTTTAAGATTGACTAACTCAGGCTTGCTACGTTTCACTGATTGAACTATATTTGTTAACTATATATCTTAATTTGTAAATTCTGGTATGTTCGCTAGCGAATATTTTTAATGCTGTTTAAGAAAGATTCGAACGAAGTAGCTTCATTGAGTGTAAGTATGTCAGTATCTTTTAAGAACAATCCTCCTCCAACATTAATTAATATATCTCCGTCCTTTCTCTCAACAGATTCAATTTTATAAACAATTGAATCTTCCATACAGACTACATGAGTAGCAGATACTAATCTTTTAATTCTTTCGTACTCTGAATGATTTTCCATAACACTATAGCCATTCGTAATAATGGTCAACTGATGCGCTGCATCTAATGCCATCTAGTATCAATACATCTAAATCGGAGCCACTTAAAGAATTTACAAATGATTTAATGATTCCTTCTAGTTTAATCGTGTTATCAATATCTAATGGTATTGTTGCTTCTTTAAAGTAGGTTTCAGTAGCATTTGTTGCTACAGCGTCACAGACTACTCCGGTTATATATGAATCATCATTGAATCGAAGTCCATTATGATAGCCGTCATGATAATCATCAACGGGAAACATCGTAGAGATTGTCTCGTACGAATTGCCATGCCTTAATTTATATAAGTTCACTGCGGTTTGAATGAAAGGCTTAACACTAGTTGATGGACAATCTATAGTCGCTACAAATTCCTCACATGTGCAATTTATTTCTGAAATATTCATAATTTAATTATTGTTTAATTTTAGTTTATTATTTGCATTTTTGGGTAAGCCTTACATGTACGGAAAACCAATGTTACTCTTTTTAATAAATCCAAAGAAAGATCCTTTGATTCTACTAGTAAATTATCATACAAATATCCATCGAATAATCCGTATAGTTTGTTCTGCAAGGACATTGAAGTTTCATGCTGTACTTCATTATTGAATTCTACTGCATTAATGATTGACAATATCTCAGATCGAGTATCTTCTGTCATATTGTCATGTCTATTGAATATAGAGTACTTTATGGTGTTTAAGTTTTTCATAATACTTTTGTTTTTATTTGTTATAAGTAAATATAATCAATTTATATAGAAACCGAAACAAAAAAATGTTAAAAAATGTTAAAGTTATTAACGATCAAGGTATCTTATGATTTGTTGTGTGTAAATATAAACAAAAACCTCAGACTAAAAAATCTGAGGTGTTAATTATATGTTAAAAGTTTACTTATAAAATATATATGAAAGTAACGGGTTCCATATATTATATTTTTCAAAACAACGAAATGGTCTCATTAAGAAGATGCGAAATAAAACTAGGCCTATGGTGATTGCATGGTCCTATTGCTTTAATAGCTTCAATATGCTGCTTTGTGCCATATCCTTTATTACTATTCCAACCATATCCTGGGTTTTCGACGTCTAGTTGTTTCATCATAGAATCTCGTTCAGTCTTGGCCAAAATACTCGCTGCCGCGATTGAGATATACTTATTATCACCTCCAATTATGGTTTCAAATGGCATGCCGTCAAACCCATGAAATTGATCTCCATCTACTAGGATAAAATCAAACTTTACTTTCTTCTGTACTTCTTCCAAACAACGTTGCATTCCCCTTAAGGTTGCTCTTAATATGTTTGTTGATTCAATTTCAGTAGGATGTATATGTTCTATATGGTATGCTATTGCATTTTCCTCTACTATCATTCGAGCTTCCTTGCGTTGCTGTTCGTTAAGTAATTTAGAATCTTTAATCAATGGATTTGAAAATCCGTATGGCATGATACATGCTGACACGGTAACTGGTCCACATAATGCACCTCTTCCTGCTTCGTCAATCCCAATCTCAATTATTGATGAATCGCCCGAATGCGAATGTTTAAGTAGTATTTGTCTAGTTTCCATCTATATATTTATAAGTATTATATAGATGGATGTTAGATTGTTTCTTTATTTCTTATCGTTTTCAATTCTCCACTTATCATATTTTCCTACAACTTCTTGTAAAATTTTAGCTCTAACGATATCTTTGTTCTCGAATTTATGATGACCGATTCCATTAATTCCTTCCATTAGCTTTATAAAACCTGGAAGTCCTGTGCTTGCCTTTGGAATATCATATTGACTAATATCACCAGTAACAAGGACCTTTGAGCTCCTACCCATTCTTGTCGTAAATAACATAAGTTGAGAAAACGTTGCATTTTGAGCTTCATCCAGGATCATAAAACAATCGTCGAAAGTATCTCCTCGCATAAATGCAAGTGGTTTAAATTCAATTAATCCGTATTGTATAAGACTTTCAGTTAATTCATTTCCTACAATTTTCTTGAAGTTAGAGATATACGACTGCATATACGGGTCTATTTTATCTGCAATGTCTCCTGGTAAGAATCCTAGCTTTTCTCCAGATTCTTGAATTGGTTTACATAGAATGATTTTCTTGACCTTCTTTTCTGCTAGCAATAACAAAGAAGTGTAGCATGCTGTAAATGTCTTTGACGTTCCAGCAGGACCTGAACAAAACGTGATTTTATTTTTTAAAATATGTTGCACGTATTCTCGCTGACTGTCCTTTAAGTTAACATGCTTTATATGCTCTTCTTTTACTGACATTCTTGGTATGGTTTGTGCTTGTTCTGAACTGGTCTTCTTTATCATAAACTAGGATATATTTAATCGCCTGTCATCATAACAAGCTGTTTAAGTTTTTTAAGCGATTCGCATTTCTCGTATTCCTCTAACTCTATAAAGTATTCTAATAGAACATCAATAAATCGGCTGCGTTGGCCAATTCCGTGAGGTATATCAATAGTATTTTTACCATCTTGATATACTATAAATCTATTTACGGTCTTTGTAAAGTTTCGGGTAATTATATAGTAGCTGGATCGCATAAGAGAATCTCTTTCATCTCCTGTTATCTCTTCCATCTTTTTAATATTCTTTTTGTTATGATACTAAAGTATCATATATAGTATATATTTAGATGACAACGTATTTAACAATACCTAGTTAAAAAGGGTACTATACTACTATATTATAGTTCTTTATCTTGCAGCGATTGTTTATATTTTGCCTTGCTCTTCAATGTTCTTCCATTAACTGAAGGTTTTATATATTCCTTTCTGTCCCGAAGTTCTTGAAGTTGCTTTGTGGCAAATGTTTTGCGCTTTAATGTTTTAAGCGCCTTTTCTATATTTTGATTGTCTACTTTAACTATGAGCATTTAAGTTTGTCTATTATTTTTTTAAGCATGAAGCATTTCTCGTATTCCTCTCTTTCTTTAAAGAAATTTAATACATTGTTAACACCATTTATTTTGTCTTCGACGGGAGCATCATGTTTAAGCGCTCCCATTTTATCTCTGACTATAGAATTATATATCAACTCCATCATATCCTCGCGAGAAGATTCAAGAAGTTTATTCATAAATCCAATTTCATTGTTCTCGTACTCCTCTAATCCGTCCATTACTGTATATATTGGCTAATTATTCCTTTATATTTTTTAACAAAGATACCTGTTGTTCCGTTAAATTAATGGGGAGTGTTCTAAGTTTTACCATTAGATTCCCGAATTCGTTTTGATTATAGATAGGCATTCCTTTACCAGCAACTCTTAACATTTTAGCTTCATGGGATCCTTGAGGAACTTTGATTTTAACAGAGTGTACTTGAGTATGTACTTCAAAATCTCCACCTAATAAAAGGTCAATCCACTCCAATGAAAGGTCAACATATATGTCACTTCCATTCACTATTATAGAATCATCTGGTAAAACATTAATGGTTATTATTGCATCACCGACAGGCGCTGTTGAGTTGATAGGGTGTGGTGCTCCTTTTCCAGAGACTTTGAGCTTTGTTCCATTTGGAATTCCTCGAGGAATATTAATATTGAATCCACCTGTCCCAACGTCAATATATCTTAATGTTCCTTCATAACTTTCAAGAACGGTTATATTTATTGCTACCCTAATGTCGGATCCTGTTGCGCTCCCACCGAATGCATTATTAAACATATCTGCGTAGTTTCCGCTTGTATTTGAGAATATGTCATTCCATGATGAACCTTCAGAAGCATAAGATACTCTATTATATTGTGATTGATCGTATGCCTGTCTCTTTGTTGGGTTACCTATAACTGAGTATGCTTCATATATTTGTTTAAATTTGAAACCATCACCACCTGTTGTATCAGGATGATTTTCCTTTGCTAGTTTTCTATATGACTTTTTGATGTCGTCTGCTGACGCTTCTTTTGAAACGTTAAGAGTTTCATAGTGGTTCATAACAGGTTATTTGGAAGTTTTAACTCTGATAGTTTGATTTTTAGGAGCCTTTTCTCTTATAGGCAATACTCTCTGTTGATTAGCTTCAATTGTTTTTTTATCAGCTATCTGAGTTTTTTTATACATTGCAATTTCTCGTAGCTGACCATTCTCCATACATATTGCAATTCGCTCTAGGTTATCTGCTATCTTTTTTAATAGTTCTTCGTTCATACTGTTGATTACTTTATTACTATAATATATATTAGGCAAATTTTATAGTGTTTTGTCTAGTATCTTTTTTATAGAGGCGCACTTTTCATATTCCTCAATATCAAGGAATATATCAAGCATTTCATTTAGTGTTTTTACTACTTGTTCTATTTTAATACCACTTTCTACCATTGCTTTAAAGTCAATTCCATTCTTAACTATACATTTAAAGTTCTCATTGGCTAGCTTAAGCTTTAGCTTATATAATATTTCCTGCATTCTTGGGTCTGTCATTATAGAGCCACCATCAAAATCATCATCAAAATCTCTGCTATAGTCGTCGTTAAAATCCTCCATTTGTTATGTTTTTTAATTAATAAGTAAATATAATTAATTTATATTGAACCTTAAAATAAAATATGTTAATTTTTGTTAAATTTACTTATTAATATATATCATAATATCAAAATGGTAACAACATATTCATATTAGATATTTTTAACATCACATTCATTGTTGCTTCAACATCACCCTCACAATATTTTTTTATTTTTTTTAGATTTCCAGCATAGTACTCTGGTGTTGTGTCGCTGGCTTCCATAATTGTTTTTGGAGATGGTATCTTAAGCACATCACAAATCAAATCAAGTGAAGCGCTATTCCAACCTGCAAACTTCCAAATATCGTAAGTGTCTATTAGACAATTTTCCCATGGTTTTTTCTTTTGCAAGTGTAGTTGATGTGGTATTGTAACCTCGTTTATGATTGACCTTTTGATTAGGTATGGGAAATCAAAGTTCTTTATGTTGTGACCTATGAATTGTATATTTGGACTAGCATTAAAAATAGATTGAACAGTTCCCATGAATTCTTTAAGTATCGCTGCCTCATCGTCTCCGTAGAATGATCGAATCTTAGAGTGAGCAAACCCTCCATCATTAAATTTTATTTGACCAATAGAAATCACTATAATCTTACCAAACTCCGGAGAAAGTGCTGACATTCTATCATATAGTTCTCCATCATTAAGTTCTTGTAATTGGGACTCTGTACTTCTGTGTTGTTCTGCCTTTTTTGACCAATATTTATCTACATTAGGTCTAATTAATTGGAATTCTTCAAAACTCTTAAATTCTGAAACAGTTTCAATGTCTATAAAAAGCATTGACTTTAACTCTTGTTGACTATACATCTTTCATATTTTTAGAAATCTTATAAATAGGTACAGGATAAGTTGATTTTGAACCGTGTGGATCCACGTCAGAGTTCATCCAGAACCAAGCATATCCGTATGTCTTTTCTAGGTTATCATTTCTAGAAAGTATAGGGCCGAACATAAGGCTTCCAGCGAATCTAAAATAGTATCTTTCTCCTATTTTAGGTCTTGCCACATGAATGAGTTGCTCTTTTTTATCTTTTGCCATATAGTATTATATAGAGATATTGATAAAAGTTTACAAATCAGATAAATTAGTTAAAAAATCCGAGTGATCAGTTGACTGTCTAAGTTTTAAATATCTTTCAAATGATATAGACAATCCTATCCATCCACCAGTAATAGACTCTGGTATTTCATCCGCATTAATAAAATAATGTGGAGATTCTTTAGTTCTATCTAATAAAAAGTCCATCATTGAATCAACCTCTCTATTGTGAACCCATATATTTACGAATGTATTATTCATTTTCATTGTATACTATATTTGCTACCATTTCGTCAGCTCCATACCTTGAGTCTGTCATTAGCGGCGCCTCTGGATTTTCTTCATAAGCCCAATCATGAAGACCTAGCTCTGTAAATCTATCTCTAATAAGTTCATTATAGTAATAACCAATAGTTCTTACTCTTCGTTGAATGTCTGCTCTAGCCATATCATGTGTGTTTTGGCCATTCATGTTATTATATAAAAACTGGACATACCCTAACTTAGGTATTTTACATGTTATTGTTTTTAAGAAAGTTCTAACTATTAATTCATAATCATCTGCAACTGCAAGATTTCTATTATGTCCTCCTATTTCAAAATAAGTAGATCGTCTCCAGGCTCTTACATGATTAGGAACTCCTACAATATGCCGAATAGTCTTAGGATTTATACTATGTTGGGTAGCAATGTCCATTAATTTACCCATATACTCTTCTTTTCTATATGTACCATATGCCAACGCAAAACCATCAGGATATGTTTGGCATTCCCATTCTTCGTTAACTTCTAAAGTGTCATTAAAAAAGAATCCTGCATCTGGATGTTTTTTAGAAGCCTTATATAAATCTTCAGTGCAACATGGCACCAGCAAATCATCGTGATCTAATTCTGCAAGAAGATACCCCTTAGCAAGAGAACAGCACCTCCATTTTACCTCACCAATATTGCCTCCGCTCTTTTCTCTAAAGTCGTATACCTTAACCCTAGGGTCTCTACTTGCAATATCTTCTGCTATTTTAAGAGTTCTGCCACCGTCTGTTGAATCATTTACAATAACCCACTCCCAGTTTGTATATGTTTGTTCTATTAAAGAACCGTATGTTGCATACAGCTTATTTCCTGTGTTATATATTGGGGTAAAGTATGAAATCATTTCAGAATCTTCAAGTGAATCCTCGTTTAACATGGTTAACATAGAACACTGATACGCAGATTGTCCAACCTCTTCTATAGATTTGTCAATTGGTATGTTTATCCATTTTCTACGAAATTGAAGAGGCATTTCAGCTATTCGTGGAAATTCTTCCCAGCTAGCACCTCTTGTAATTACACAATCAGGTTTGAAACTAGCTAAATGAACATTAATATTGTCATCTGACTTTAGATATTTTACGTCTAGATTATCTGCTTCATAATTAAGTATTTTAAGTGACTTAAGTTCTGGTTCGTCTAGTCCAATATAAAGAATTTTAGGGACCTTAGCTGTTGATTTTCGTTCCAATGCATTATAATAACAAAGCACATCTACATTAAATGTAAACCATTCCGGGTGATCTTTAAAAACATTCTCTATTAATATGCTATCAGCACGATAATCTTTTTTAAATTTGTAACCATATTCAACGTATACACTAGACTCTACAATATATTGAGCAAGATCTATGCTGCCTTTTTTAACAAAGGTAGGATATGCTAACCTAAATTTAAGTCCACTAAAATCTCCTGAAACAATATTCTGAGAAACGACATGGACCATTTTTTCTGGACTATCTTCAAACTTTTTATAAATAGCATTATAGAACTTTGGGTGCATTACGTTATCATCATCTAAGAAATATATCCAAGTGTCTTTTAACGTCTCTATTAATTTGTTAGCTTGAGGATATAACATTCCAATACTATCACCTCTTTCAAAATGATATGTTGTATTTTCATCCTTTAAATCTCCCAATAGCTCTGCATCAATGTCCTTTAGGGAGTTCACATCGAACATTACGTGCCAATCTATTATTAATCCTTTTGGTATATTACTAAAAATAGAATCCTTGACTGTTTTTAAATTATGCTGCCTAGTACATCTTGTTATTATGCTAATTTTCATGTTTGTGTATTAAGTTTATTATACGTCAAAGAAGAACATGTGAAAGAACCTAGCATTATCTATTGCGTCTCCAAAATACTGAGTAGCAGCATGAATATTTTTAGCGTCAAATAATACTAATCTATTGTACTTGTTTCCGACCTCGTCTATTTTCTCAAAGTTTGTTCCATCATAAAAGTTCATTTCATTATTAATACCAGTGAACGCTCTCACGTAATTTGGTGTCTGTCTATTTTCATCATTAAAGGAATAGTCTCCAGTTACCTTACTCCTATAGAATGAAGTTCCAGTAGACGGTGGAGCGTCTTTTGTAAGAAACACCATTCCAGCATATGTTTGATTATCTACATGATAAACTATAGGCTGATCGGCAGTACAAAATTGAAAGATTCCATTAGCATATATTTCATTATTCCAATTATATATGGGTTTACCTATTATCTCTTCAAGCTTTTCTTTAGTACCATTTATTGAAAATCTTTCAGTTGCCCTTTCTCCTTTATGATAATTTGAAGGAGAGAATCCTATTTCACTGATTGCCCATTCTCTTACAAAGTCAGGGTTACTGTAAAAATTATCAACTACGATTAACCCCTTATCCATATTGTTGAATCCAGAGTAATACGCAATCCACTTAGCTAGTGATTCTATTTCTACAACTTCTTTAATATCTTTAAATTTAATTTGGAGATGCTTAAATACTTGTGATTCTTTAATTGAAAAAGTTACTCCTGGATTTAAACCAATATGAAGGTACTCAGTACTCACATCAGCTCTTTCATGAAATTCTGGTGAAATAGATTCTCCTTCAATTAATATATCTTCAACCTCATTTAATGTCGATAGAATCCACCCCTTGAAATAATACAGAGCACTCGTGGATATAGACATGGAATCTATATACATATAAAGATTATTAGTACCTGTTTGATGCTTTATGATGTCTGCCATGTATTTTATATAAAGTATTTTAGATTAGTTTATTATATATTCCCAAAAAAAAGGATCCCTTAGGACCCTTTCAATTACTAATTATATTTATCCTCGCACTACAGCTAAGTTGTAATTAACTCCATCTATTTTTAAAGTTATAGTAGCACCTCGGTCATTTACAGTTACCGCTTCTAAATTTGCTAAATGGCTATTACCATCACGTCCATTAAAACCATCACGTCCATTAATACCAGTAGCTCCAGTAGGTCCTGCTACAGTTGATGCTGCTCCGGTTAATCCAGTTGGGCCTGTAGGTCCAGTAGTTCCCTGTACTCCAGTTGAACCAGTTGCTCCTGTATTTCCAGTAGTTCCTACAGTTCCTTGTACTCCAGTTGAACCAGTTGCTCCTGTATTTCCAGTAGTTCCTACAGTTCCTTGTACTCCAGTAGTTCCTTGTACTCCAGTTGAACCAGTTGCTCCTGTATTTCCAGTAGTTCC